CTTCTATCAAACCGCTCATCTGATATTCTGGCAGAGTCTTCTGCAACGATAGCTCTAAAAGCCCTTTCATTTATTGCTTTAATTTGTGCAGCAAGTTTATTTCGTTGTCCTGCATAGCTATATTGCTCACCTTCCGCTGGTATTAGATCTGTAACAGCTTTCAAGTCAGCTTCTAAAGCGGTCTTTATGTCTCCATCAGTAAGGTTGCCAATAGCGGTTTCAACAGAAACTACAGGTAACGGAGCGTCTTTGGAGGTTTGCCAAGATTCAATTTCTTCAACACGCTTCTGTCTTTCTAAGTCCTGTAGCTCTGCATTGTCAATTAAAAGTTGATCGTCTACCGGTAGTTGACCTTTAAATTTAACCCTGTCTGCTTCACCCATTGCAGTCCAAGCAGCCACTACATTTTTAGATCGCTCAGTCTGTAAGCGTTTTTGTTGATTAGCCTGAGCCTCTTCTAATTGTATTTTTCTAAGCTGTGCTTCTGGACCCTGCAATTGATTTAATCGTTGGGTTAATTGAAATGCTAATTTAGTAGCTTCTGGAGTACCTAAAGCCGCTAACTTTTGAGAAACAGCAGTTAACTGGGCTGGGTCATTAGACTGTAAAGCAGTATTAGCCTCAGCAATAACTTGTTGCTGTCCTTGTTGCTGTTGCTGTAAAGCCCTCATCTGAGGAGCAGCACCAATACCACGAGCGGCTTCAAACAAACCTTCCTGATAAGAAGGCTGTAGCAGACCTTGTAAAAATGTTTGTGAAAACTTAGCCATGATTAACCTCGTTACTTAATTATTCCAATAGCGCGACCGATTTCGCCAAGCCCTTTTCCAACACCACCAAACAAACCACCTAAGTCTCCAAGACCGGCGGCAGGAGTACTAACACCAGTAACCCTGTTAGTTTGTGGTGTAAACATACCAGCAAGAATGTTAGAGCCTACGCCACCTAGCAGGTTAGCACGTGCTTGCTCCGCTAACAGTTGAGCCTCGATACCAGACAGAGCAGTCTCACCAAAGAGTCCTGTACCAAACTGTTGAGCCTGTTGTGCCATCTGTTGCTGTGTAAGTCCGGGCTGTAAAGCAGCCAGTAACTGTTGTTGTGGCAGATAGCTAGAACCAAGGAACTGTTGACCTAATGATGCTTGTTGCATTTGTTCTGCTTGAGCCTGTTGCATAGCTCCTAGCATAGCTCTGTTACGTCCTTCTTCCTGCGCTGTAGCCATAGCCAGCATTTCAGGAGTAGCACCGCCGTAGGCAGCAGAAGATGTTCCTAGTCTACCTTGAGACGCTAAACGCTCTTCTAACGCAAGACGCTGACGTTGCTCTTCAGGCATCTGTGCCGCTCTCATACGGTTAAAGATTTCTTGCTCACGTCCTGCTGTGGGCTGTTGAGCTTGACCGAAGAACCGCCCTGCACCACCAAACAACCCTTCGTACATAGATTGCTCTTCAGGAGACAAAGACATACCTATCTCAAGACCTTCTTGAGGCTGAGACATTGGCTGTTGATATTGCCTTGCCATAGCGTCTGCCGCAGGTTGGCTATCAGGCGCACCACGGAAAGCTGGCATTCCAGCAGGAGGTGCTACAGGTCCACCAGTTACTGGCTGAGGCATTGGCTGTGGAGCTATCGGCATTGGCTGTGGACGCATCCTCGGAGGAGGCGGCCTGTCCGGATTTAGACGCCTCATCTCTTCCGCCATTTCAAGTGCCCTTAGACCCGCCTCAGTAAAACCCGTCCTTTCGCGCCCTTGCCCACTTCCAAATGCACCATCACCGTCCGCTACAGTGCCGGGCACCTGATTAAGAACAGGCGTGAATTGCGGAGGAGGCGCTACAGGTCCACCAGTTACTGGCTGTCCAAACATACCCGGATTTAGACGCATCACCTCTTCGTCCATTCTTCTATTAAATTCATTCCCAGAAGTAACAGGGTAGGGCTGTGGCATAGGCAGATTTTGATTCTGTACGTATTCCTGCATTGCCAAGTCGTTTCTGCGTCCTATCATGTTCACTGGAGGCATTATCCCCGCAGGAGGCTGTGGCATGTAATCTCTACCACCTACCACTGGTTGTATTGGAAACACCCCCGCAGGAGGCGCTACAGGTCCACCAGTCAGCATAGGAGGCTGTGGTTGACCACCCATACGAGCAGTAAACGAAGATCCTGTAGGAGTAGTTACAGTAAACGGTCTGAACTGTGACTCTTGTTGACCCCTTTCTGCAAGATCCATAGAGCGTTGATAAGCTGTGTCACCTACGTTGCTGAGTCTATCGTATGCTTCTTTAGTCAGCAAAGACCCAGCAATAGCTGGCATAGCTGGTGAGATAGCAGAGCCTATTTGTTGCACTCCTCCAAAGATGTCACCAAGAACATTACCAGCACCGGTAAGGAATTGTTGAAATCCTGTAGGGTTTGCAGACGCTAGCTGAGGAGATATATTAGCGTTACCCATAGTAGGTATGTTAAGCCCTCCTCCAGAAAGCCCACCACTTTGCCCAGTGTATCCGGGAAGGTTTAAGCCGCCGCTTGACAAACCACCACTAGTTCCAGTGTATCCGGGTATATTCATTATCATAGTAATTTACCTATCAAAGCCATTACGTTAATTTCCTGTAGCGATAAAGATGAGCCATTAATTTCTGATTCAAGACCTACCTGCACACTAGTTCCATATCCTGTTGTGTTGAGACTACGTTGGTTTGTTAACTGTCCACCTGTAAACTCTACTGTTGTATACTCACTTTCACCGTAGAACCCAGTTATCTGAGTACCTACTGTAAACTCTGCTGTAGCGTATGTAGTATCAAAGTCATACGACCACTTCATAAATACTGTTGCATTGTTAGCACCCACTAACGTAGGCTTAAGCTTCTTTAAAATCTTAATTCTTGAGCTATCACCAAATGTTAAGCTAGGACTGTAATACTTAAACCTGTAACTAACATTGTTATCGGTATAACCTGTATGAGTACTAATACCGTTACTGGTTCCTATGTATAATGTTCCATCAGTAAGTGTTGTAAACGATGTAAAACCAGTAGAAGGCCAACGAGTAACACGATAAGATCCATTCTCTAACGTTCCTCTTACATCAAAACAATATGTCATGTCTTGACCAGTAAACGTTAGTAAGTAGAAACCTTCTTCGGGGCTGTAAACAGATCTAAAAAACTCAGTCTCATTCTGTAACGCGGCAATAAGGTCTTTCGTGATATTACCTGACAAACTACTAATAGGCATTGACTTTTCTTGTATTGTTCTGCCAAAGCTTTTAAGTCCTGTATGCGCTAGGAATAATACATCTGTACCTGTATACTGTACCGTGTCTCTATTGACACAACCAATACCTGCGATTGTGTCTGATAAAGTCATAGAAGCAGGAGACGTAGCACCAGCATAAACAACAATACTGTGCTTACCAAATATAATTAATAAATCATTATGCGCCGCTAACGCTACAATCTCATCATAACCATCAGGCCATACTTTAGATATATCTATGTTACCGCTAGACCCACCTGACCAAGCAACACCGTCTAATAAGTCAGACCAATATATAGTAGATTTGTTAGTGCTAAAATCTGCTGTCCATAAACGTCCATACGCGGCTAACACTTCGTTTCCATACATAGTGCTGGCTACGCCTGTAGCGTGTGCATGGACAGACATTTTCTCTACAACACCTGTATGTTGAGAGTATACAAGAGGCTCAAAACCACGTTGAAAGAAAAACAAGTGATCGTTAAAGTTGACAATCTTCCAATTGTTAGCACTAATTGTATAACTAGCAGGAGTCTCATCAACCAGTGTAGCTGTACCACTAATAATCTTGTTGTTACCTACAGAAAATAACTTAGTGTTTCCTGCGTTGTCTCTGTAGTTCTTGATCGCACGTAATGAATCAGTCCCAAGGACAGTCTTGTTTGTTGTTATAACAGTGTGGCCCTTACGTGCAGCAATACGACCACGTTTATCAATCACGGCGTTATCTGCAATCTCTGCAAACGACGGATCTTGAGCAAGCGGAGAATCTTCAGTGTTGATTCCTTTAAACGCTGGAGCTACAAGATTTATGCTTTGAAGTTCTTGGGCCATATTAGATAGTCCTAAATACCATCTCTTCAGGATGCTTTGCCGCGTCAATAGCAATAGCGTCCGACAAGTACTGGTTAGCAATAGTAAAGTACTCAGCAGTAGAAGTACCACCTGTTTCACCACGTTCACGAGCTAACAAAGCAACAGCTAAATGTATTACTGGCTGTGAAGGTATTAACAATGTATCAGCATCAGCAGACAAATCTACCTGTCGTTTAACAGTATCAACACGTATGGTATACACACCGTCTGGTGTTGGTCCTACAAGGATCTGCGTATCACCGTTAGCATCTAAACCGTTATAAGTATAGTATTGCGGTGTTCCTTCTGAAGCATTTCCAATGTACAGTGCTTCGTTAAACCAGTCTTTAGTTTGATACTCCATAAAACAGTTATGAGTATCGTTTAACATTGACATTACTTTAATGTTATCACTACCGCCTGTTAATGAATAAGTGTTGTCTGAAGCCGCAGTAGTTATAATTAATGTTTCACGTAACGCAGACCAATCAGCAGCTTGACCTACTAATGTTTTGGCATCGTTAATAAAATCACCTACCATCTTAACGTAGGTTGTACTTGTAACAGACGTAGTTTCTTCTTCACGAAGTCTGCGTAGTACACTGTTCATAAGATTTAGATATGTCATACCAGCATTCCTTGTACCTTTAATGGCTTAGGCATTTTTCTAGGTGATAGTCCTTTTAAGAATGGATCAAACTTTACAGGTTGTCGTGGCATAGCCGCTGCTATTTGTTCCGGTAGTTGTTGTTGTTGTAACGCAAGACCCATTAAGCCAGCACCTAAGCCCTCTCCTAGTCCTGCAATGCCCTCACCAAGCCCCGCAAGACCTGCGCCAACACCACCGATTTGTTGACCTAGCCCACTAATATCAGATTGAATACCTGTAAGCTCACCACCTACTTGCTCAAACTGACCTGCTACACTAGACTCAAACTCTTCTTGAGCTTCTGCTTGACTAACTTGACCTTCTTGAAGTCCTTCAATATCGACATTAACATCAGAAAACAGGTCATTAACATTCTGACCAAATTGATCAAACTGCTCTCTAGTTTGTTCATCTAGTGCGTCAATATCCCCACCGACACTAATAATAGCTTGTTGTAAATCTCTGCGTTCTTCTGCCGCTTCTGTCTGTCCAGTAACAACACCTGCTACTGTTTCTTGCACCCCGCTAATATCAGTGCCTAAGTCAGTTAGTCTGGTATTTAAAGCACCTTCTACTGTTGATAGTTCTTGTAATACCTCTGCTTCAACGCCTGTTATTTCTGACAGTAAGTTTGCTTCAGCCTCTGTTAAGGCTCTTGTTTGTCCTTCTGCCTGAGCCGTTAAAGCTTCTTGTAGACTTGTTTCTACATCTGTTATTTGTTGACCAACGTCTTGTTGTAAGTTGGATGTAGCAGACTCTACAACAGCCTTTACTTGTTCAGGTGTTAATGAATCAGCTTGAGGTATTTCTGAAATAGCTTGTTCAACAAGACCATTAATTTGCTCAGGTGAAAGTGTTTCAGCATTAGGAGTATTCGCTACAATTTGATTAACAATATCAGCCACTTCTTCTGCTGTTGTATAATCAGCAACGGCTGCATCTTCTCTTGCGTCCCCTAAAACATCATCAAACAGCTCTTCTACAATAGGCGCATCAGTTTCTTGAGTATCTGTTCTCCCACTTATCTCATTAATAAAATCTGTATATTGAGGATAGTTTTCAAGCAAGTATTCTGTAGTTGCTCCGCTTTGTAACGCAAGCTCAATTAAACCTTCCGCATCTCCTATCATACTACCTTGTTCATATGACGGTGTACCAGGGTCTGTTGGTGTAGTTCCTACAGTGTCTCCTGACGGTGGCTGAGCTGGTGGCTGAGCTGGTGGCTGAGCTGGTGGCTGAGCTGGTGGCTGAGCTGGTGGCTGAGCTGGTGGCTGAGCTGGTGGCTGAGCTGGTGGTTGTACAGGTGGCTGTACAGGTGGTTGTACAGGTGGCTGTACAGGTGGGTCAGTAGGAGTTTCGTCTCCAGTTAACATACCACCAACAAGCGTATCTACAGCAGGTGTACCCACACCAGCATTGCCGGGATCTGTTGTGTCTGTTGTATCTGTAGGGTCTACAGGATCTACAGGATCTGGCTCTACAGGTTCTGGTTCTACAGGTTCTGGTTCTACAGGTTCTGGCTCTACAGTATCTTCTGGGATTTCTGGTTCAGGAATAGTGCTTTCAAAAGGATCGTCAACAAACTCAACATCAAGATATCTTGGTTGACTATCTGTTGAAGTTAACCAGTCTTCTGTTTCTACACCACTAAGAATTGGTCTTCCATCATCAGTAAAACCACCAAAAACAACACCACCACCAGTAATGCCTTTGTCGTCCATGTACTTAACAAAGCCTTCCCAATCATCAGCATCTTCAAAGTTCATAAGAGCTTGAGCATCGGCTTCACTAATTGCTTTGTAATCACCATTGTTACGAACAATAAAGTATTCATCGCCATCTTCACCGCGACGAACATTAATACTAAAGTCTTGATCTGGGTCAGCCATCATACCAGTGTTACTAAATTCAAGAAGACCGTTAGGAACTTCTGGTGGCTGTCTAAAGTTTAGATAAGTATCGATTTCCTCATCAGAAAAACCAGACTGCTCCATATAACTTCGAGCGGCATCATCTGTTAAATTGTCATAGGTAGCAGGATCTAAAGAAGTTCCGCGTAATGACTCTTCTACATATTGAGACGCAGTTGCAGTATCAGGAAGACTATAATCTGGAGTACCTTCCCACGTTCCTTCAGCCGTAAACTGTTCAGTTAAATCAGCGGTTAAATTTGCAAAAGTCGCCGCAGCTTCTGCGTCCATTGCATCAACTAAACCAGCGACTGTAGTGTTAAAATTTTCTTCTAGTTGTTGATTAAGAGCCTCGCGTTGCTTTCCTTGAATGTTGCTCCATAACTCTTGTGATTGTTCTTCATCATTAAAAAAGAAATCAACAACGTCATCTAATGTAGTAAACAAACCCGCAGTAAAGACTTGCTCTATATCTACATCACCATTAATTACACCTTGAGTAATAATGCTATTACCCATAGCTTTTAAAGCATCATCAACCATAGCGTTTCCGCTAGTTAATTCACTAAGATTTAAACCTGTTGCAGATTCAAAAGCAGGACCAACAAAATCAGACAAAGCTTGAGTTATACCTGCTGTAGCCGCAGAAGTTAACAGTTGTGCAGGATCAATACTTCCTGTAGTAATAGCTTGACTAATTGCACTACTTCCAACAGCAGCCCCAGCGGTTCCTAGATAAGGAGTTAAAGCACCACCTGACATAGCCGTCATGGCTGTAACCATAGCCATCTTAACGTAGTCGGTAAGACCAGCATGATCTTCTTCAACAGTCTTTACATAAGCTGAACCGTTCCACCGAAACTTATCACCTGTTTCGCTATAGACTGTATCGTTAACACCGTACTTCTGTAACAGTGCTTGATTAGCTTCCGAGTTAACCCAGTTTTCATAAGCAGCGGCTTGATTTTGTGTACGTTCTCCATAAAGCTCTTCATACGTAGATGACGCATCATCACCGTACTGAGTCAAATCTTCACCACCAAGGATCATTAGATCGTCTTCTGTTAACGACCCGGTGTACTCGTCCCAGTTACCTACATCGTAATCGCCAGACTGTATAAGCTGTTCACGCTCAGTCATATAGGCAAGATAGTTATCAAACGTACCAAATACTTCAGGCAAACGGTTTACTTTGTCACCTTCAAAGTAATCACGTAACTCTGCTTCAGTTAGCTGTTCAGCTTCTCTACTGCCGTACAAAGAAGTTGGACTAGCATCACCGCGTTCAGCGCCTTCAAAAAAAGTAAACGTCATTTCGGAAGGAGTGCTATCGCCTTTAACATCTCGCATAGGCTTAACACCGCCAGTCTTAGGAGGTGTTGTATCTTTTGTAGGCATAGCAGGTTTATCTGTTTTACCTGTTAGCATTCCTGTTTTAGCTTTTCTAGCCATTTACTTTTCCCTCGATACGCCCTTAGTCTTTTCATAAGAACGCATTGCACCAAGACCAAGCATACCCATAAGTACAGGCATCATAGTCTCTAGATCAATAAGCGGTATAGTTACTTCAATAGCCAACAAT